GGAGGAACCCAGGGTCTTCCTCGATGAGGGAGGGGTCTTGCATCAGCGCGTTGAGCTGTTCCGCATATCCCGCTCGGTATGGGCCGAAGGGATTATCCAGCGCGGTAGCCCGCTTCATCTGGGCATCGGACTTGTTCTGGCCGATGATGGAATAGGCACTTCCGGCGAGCTTGGCGATTCCCTGCCAATTCGTCCCGCCCGCCGCACCTGCCTCGGCGGCTCCGGCACCGCCAGCTCCGGCACCACCCGCAGCAGCTCCGCCTCCTGCTGCACCCCCGCCACCCGCAGCTGCTGCACCACCCGCGGCCGCTGCCCCACCTGCCGCAGCTTCCACACCAACCCCTGCCTCTGCGGCGGTAGCACCGGTAAGACCAGTCCCACCAGCGAAAGCCCCAAGACCCGCCCCCGTTTCTGCGGTTGCTGCGGCGCCAGCTCCTGCGCCGGCTGCTTCTGCGGCAAGGCCGGCCTCTGCTGCACCCGCCCCTGCACCCGCGCCAGCTCCGGCTTCCCCGGCGGCTCCCGCACCTGCTCCCGCGCCACTCGCTACACCAGCCGTGATCGCCGCCGCGCCAATCGCCAGGCCCAATCGCCCTCGGGCTTCGCTTTTCTTTTCTTGTATCTTCGCGAGCTGCCTGCCTTGCTCCCTCACTGCAGGATCGTCGGATTCCTGCATGGCCTTGATCTGGCGGTTCTGCTTCCACTTCCTCCCCGATGGATCGGTCTCAATCGCATGGTGCTGCCGGAGAAGATTCCGCATCTTGTCGATGCTCTTCCAATCTCCCGACTTGAAAGCCTCCCCCATCATGGTCATCCCGGTGGACAGGCTGTATGCTGTCGCACCAGCCGGGTTGAGAGGACTTCGGTTGATTTGCTGAAGTGTCGCCGCGAGACCTTTGTGCTTGGCAGCCTGCCTGTGGGCGGCTTGCTCGGCATCCCATTGATTCTGGAGACGAGCAACCTCATCCTGATCAGCCTGTGTAGCCCCTGGCCTGGACGCGCGGGCCTTGGCAGCTTCCAGATCTGCGATCATCTTCGCGCGGGCGGCTTTTACTCGCTTACCCATAAGATGTCTCCTTAAGGAACCTGATATACAACAGTGCCAGCGAGCTGCATCGTTCCGCCGGTGGGTGTATCCGCAGCGGCGACGAGGGCGGAGGCAACGCCAGAACCACTAGCTCGCATTTGGATTTGACTCGGACTGGTCGCGACGACTTCATAAGCCATGTCGGTGTAGCCCGCCTTGGTAATGCCTCCCCAACTCCCCGATCCACTCGCAACGTAGTTAGCCGTCGTGATCGCGGCGGTGGTGAGACCTGTGAGGAGAAGATTCCCCGCTGCGGTGGTGTGGGTGAAGGAGGATGTGAGGAGGTTGAACGTCGCTACAATCATCTTCCCGATGGACATGAGGAAGCCATTCTGGGTGGTGTAGGCGACCGCGAGGTCACCAGGAGTGGCGAACGTGAGAACGGGAGTCCACGTTCCCGTGACCATGTTTGTCTCGTACTGAGGATGTGGGTCGGCCGCTGCAAGGTGGGGAGCGATATCGATCGTTGGGTCCCCCGCCACTCCATCCCCATTCGTCACCCCCACCTGCACTGCCGTCCCCGTGATTGTCCTGCCGACATAGGCAGCAGTCGCGATCCTTGCTATCATCCCATTCGTAGTGGAAATGTCAATCGGCCCGCCTCCTCCACTGAGGGTGACGAATTTCGCCAGGTCGATGAACCATTTTTTCCAGATCGGATGAATCTCATCCGCATTGGTTCTTATGTTCTTGTGAAGAACCGGGACGCTGATGGGAGGGGGAGTGAAGTTAGACATCAGATCGATCCAAGATCTACCTGGAGTTCAACCGCCTTGATCCGAAGGCTCGTGTTCGCCCGGTGGCGGAAATGATAGGCCCGCTTGGAGAATGTCCCGCAGTTCTTCAGCCGCGGCCGCTTCTGGGAGAGATAGAGTCGGCGGAAGTTCGACCACGTTTGGTAATCATCATCGCTATTGCGAGCGAGGAGAATACTTCCCTCTGTCTGGTCGGCAACGACTTCTAGCATGGAGAGAACCTTCTTCCTCTTCGTCCCACCATCATAATTCGGAGTGATGATATCGCAGGTAATCAACCCTCCATCATCGTTTGTGTAATCCATGTCAGCGTAATAAAGCTTCCCGTTCGTAGGATGCTGAAGGACATGCTTCAACCCAATTGAAGCGACGGAGGAGATAACCGGAAAATAATTCCCATTTGTGTCTGTCCACTGGTGCCAGATACCCTCGGAGATGTCGTAGACGAGGGTGAGGTTGCTCAGTGGAAAGGTGAGAAAATACAGGTTAAATCCATGGTCCTGGAGGAGCCAAGAATAGACAGTAGAGAAATCCACCGCATCAAGCAACCGGTTGATGGCTTTGGTGGAGACCTCTTTGTACTGCAAATTCTGCATCATCATTACGCGAAGCTCGGAGGATTTATTAACCGCGAGCCAATAGATGATGTCGTCGGCAACCTGAACGGAATCCCCATTCGCACATCCCCAAGGGATGAGAGCGCCTTGGGCGGCAGAGAGGGGGGAGCCAACTGAGTTGGCCGCGTCGTAGAAACATTCGGTATCCCATTGCTTGAGGGCAACGACGTAGGCGAGTTGCTTCGCCAGGGCAACTCCATCTCCTGCGAAGGCATTAGCAACGATGAGGTTGACCGCGGACCAGCTCGTCGGATCGTTAAGAGCTGATCCCCAAATGTTGGCCTGGGAATCCATGACGTAGAGAGTTCCGTCGAGGTACGCCCAACCTTTGACGAAGGAGGTCGGAAAGTCTGCGTCGGTGATTTGGGTAACGCTGCCGGAACCGGTGTAAGTGTATGCCTTCACCCCATTCCCAAACACGAGTCTGGGAGTGGCGCCGAGAGTCTCCGCGAAGGTGTAGATACCATTCGAGGTGTCAACCGCTCCTGTGAGTGCCACACCGTTCTTATAAACTGTTCCTCCAAAAATGGAATAGACATTCCCCTTCCATTGGTACGTCCCCCTTCCAGCGCCAGACTGAGTTTGGTAGGTGAGAATACCCGGGCGCTTGTAGACCCAATACTCCCCAAAGTCATCCTTCTGGATGAAGCAGTTGACCAGCTTGGCATCCTTGTCGGTCGAGGTCCCCCGGTTGGAAGGAGGGGAAACAAGGGGAAGCCTCTTTGGGATTGTAACTGTTTGGGCTTGCGGCATCAGCGGAAGCTCCCTCGGAATTGCCCGCCGCGGGAATCAACTTGGAAGAACGTCGGGGCATCTTCCACGTCCCAATCTTCCAGGGCGGCGAGATACACAGCCGCCTTCATCTCACACCTGTCGATGATTGCCTGGGGCTGGCCGGTGCATATATCCGCCGCGAGACCCCAGCGGAGGGCGATGAGCCATTCCTGGGGAAAGTTGACATCCGAAACGATCTCCGTCGCGTTGGTGATCTGCTGCTGGAGGATCAAATGACCTGTTCCCAGAGCAGCTTGCGCATCAGGGACGAGCCAGAAACTTACAGATAGCTCACTCTGAAGCTTGTTTACGAAGTATGAATTGATCGATCCTTGCTGGGTAACCTGGGACAGCCGGGTGTACTCGTCCCAGGAAAGCGGAGTCAATGGTGTCTTATTCCCCGAGGCGTCGAGGAAATAACCAGAAATCACCCGCAGGGGCTTGTCCATTGGCACATCACCACCTGGCTTGAGCGTGTAGGTGGCCTGCCCCGCGACGAGCGTCACCGACTTGTCGATCCAAACCCACAGCTTGATTCCCTTGGTTTGCCAGAAGTTAATCAAGTCGTGGATGCGGTTGAGGTACTTTGCGTAGTCTTCCGAGGTCGGCTCATCACCATCCTGGAGCAACCCGGCGTCCTCCATCGCAGCTTGGATGATCCTGTCGTAAGAATGAAAGGAAGCAGGGGAGGTCATGACGGAGACCTGATGTGGCGGATGGAATAGTTTTCCAGCGTGATGGTTTCCCCCGCCGATGCCTTCTGTCCGGTTATCAAGATAGGCACGTCCACGGCCGTGTTGATAGCAGTTGTGATTACACTCAGAGCGCTCGTTCCAAGCTGCGAGTTTGGGCTAGTCACCTGGGCCACGAGAGAATTTGCCGCTTGGATGTGCGTGACAAATCGCGATGTAGCGGTGGTCGTCACAACAATCCCAAGGACAGATGTTCCTCCGAACCGAATCCGCATGGTTTTGTTGTTCGCGGAGTTCGTGTGGGTCCACTGTGTCCAAATTTCGATAGTATCATTCGGGCCCGGCGTGCCGCCTGGGAGCGTGTAGCTCACAAGGGTATTCTCGTTGGTGTTAGCGGGCGCAGAGACTGCCCCACCGAACTGTGCGAGAACCTGCATCCAAGGGGAACCCCCCGGTAGGGAAATCCCCGAACCGAAGTTTACGTTACTCATCGATGCCCCTCAATGACGGTGAGGTCGACCGTCCCGGAAGTGTAGGCAGAAACGAGGAGACGAGTGGCGAAACAGGGGAAGGCGTAGTTTCCATCCGCTCGGGCGGTGAGAGAGGCCAGGGCGGAATGGGGGAACACCCGAGCTGTGTTGATGTTGCCGTATCCCAGGGAGAGGGAAGCTGCGCCAGTGTTCGCGACGGTGTAGGTGAAGACATCCGCCGAGGTAACCGACGCGACGGAATACTCCCCGTCGAAGGGAGTCCCCGCGTTGTAGACAGAAATCCAATCCCCCACGGACAGCCCATGACCTATCTTCGTCACCGTCGCGGTAGTGGTGACTCGAGCGATGGAGAACAACTGTGTCGTATCGTGGATGTCGTCGAAGGTATGCTGGACGGTGTAGGTCAACACCGCACCGGAGGAAGGCATCACCGCGAGGGCGACCTTGAAGTCATACTGCAACCGATCGAGCTGAATCCACGACGAGAACCCCGCCGCAGACATTCGGATCGTGACAGGGCGCATAGATAGCTCCTTAAGGTCTGAATTGCTTGGTGAATTCGAGATCGACGGTGAAGTGGGACAGGCCGGTCCATTTGGAGGTGGAGAGCTTGATGTTACCGGAATGCCCTTTGGGGCTGTGTCGGCCACTCATCCAATCGAAGTCGAACATCCCCCGTCCAGCCAAAGGAAGGATTAGCATATCCTTTTCCTTCCCTTCCCACCAAAGGAGGCAATGAAGCTTTTCCTCGATCGAATAGAGAATCCTGTCGAGGCGGATACTGGAAGGTCCTCCCTGCAGGCTCTTGATGTCTGTGATCAAGGTTGGCTTAACATCCCTCTCATCCAGGATGCCAATAACAGTCAAGACGACATTGACGTTGCCGTCTTGGCTGATAGTGGGAAGGAGAAGGTTGGTCATTGATTAGACGGGGTTATCCGATTATAACGTATCCCCAACTACCGGACAATGTCCTGGGATGCCAGGTAGAGATCGATGTCCAGGTAGTTCGTCGCGGCGGCGCCATTGATGGTGTAGAAATTCTGCGCGAGATCGACCGTGGGGAGGTTGGTCAGCGTGGTGGTACTGCCGAGGAGGACGTTGTCCTTGTAATAGTACAAGGTGCTCTTGCCGTCGTAGTAGTAGCTCCACCACGACCACGTCGCGTCGGCGAGGGTGCCGATGGCAGAAATGGTAGTGGATGTGCTGGCGGCCCGAATGACAAGGTTAACGTTGGCAGACCCTGCCGCGCAGGTGAAGTATACACCATCCGTAGCTGCCGTCGGATCGGTCGCTCCACCATTCTGCAGGCCGAAGTAATACCCCGGCGTGGAAGCGAGTTGGGGATTGATCCGGGTGGTGTACCAGAATTGGTTCCCCGAGGAGAACGTATGATCCGCCGAGGTGTGCTGGATGTTGACGGAGTTGTTGAGAACCGCGCCGGTGAGCAGACGGAGGATTCCGCCTTCCCCCGCAGAGAGCGACGAGGTCCCCGCACCGACGGCGGTTACTGTCCAGTCAACCGCCCGATAGGTGGCGAAGTCTTCCCATGCCTCGAACAGGCGACAGTGGCAGGGATTGGGGTAATTCCACAGAGGGTGATCATTCCGGATCGCCCCACGGGAGCTGGTGGAGGTAACAACCGAGGTGTTAACGCCTGCGGTGAATCGGACTGGTGAGACCATTTTAATCTCCTAACGCCCTTGCGGGCGCACTTACGTGCGTTGGAAGATCAACGGGGAGGGGTTGCCTCCCCGCGATTGCTTACGGACCGTTCGAGCCGAAGATACCACGCGGGTCGGTATTCCCCACTGACATGCGGAAGTACGTTGCCGCCTTGGCATTCTTCGTGTCGAAATCGTTGTCCTGATCGAACGAGGGCTTCTCCCTCCAGAACATCTGCATCCCATTCGGGCAGTTCGTGCGGATGAACCACGCGTGAGGCGAGGTGAGGTAGTGGTTCATCTTGATGCCCTTGGGGAACGCATTGGTCGCCTTGAGCACGTTGATGTCGTTGTTGGCAGTGCCGGCCTGGAGGACGGACTTCAACAGCCGATTCGCGTTGTACCACTCCTGGCGAGCGATGTGGAGGGACTGCGGCATCACGTTGATGAGCAGCCCACGATCCGTCGTCACACCCATGATCTGGATGGTGAGGTCCTCCATGCTCGCCTCGGACAGGTCGGCCGCCGGGGTGAGTGCATTGGAGAACGTACCACCAGTGGTTTGGACGTGGCTGGCGGAGACGAGAGGCTGGCCGTCGGCGACAGGGTAGCTGGCACTGAAGGCGTTGTTGTAGACCGCCGCGCAGACGTTCTCGATCGTTTGGTTGATGGAGAACGCGTTCGCCTTCGCCCGACGCATGGAGATCGTTTCGTAGAGGTTGTCCTTCAACTCCTCATACGTCACGATGTAGCCCAGCGCGTAGGCGAGGTGCGTGTACCGCGAGACGGGACCCTGGACTTCCGAGTCATAGGTGATGGGCGCACCTTCGGCCTTGATCGGAGCCAGACCAAATCCGGTGATCTGGACATCCTCCTCATAAGCCTGCTCGGAGGACATGATGTCGAAGAGGTCGGTGTACTCGGTCGCATGTTCCGCGTAGACCTGCCCCCAGAAGGCATGCACCCCGGGCCAAAGAGCCTTGGGGTGGGAGCCTGTATTGATGACGCCTGCTGGCATGGGAATTCTCCTCTTTCGTTGAGTGGAAGGTTATACCCCGGCCACGCCGGTGCGGAACCTGTGGTTGTTGATGAGGACGAGCCACTTGGCGTAAGTGCCAAAGGCGTTGTCCGGCCGCTGGACCAAGCCCAGAAGACGCATGTTGAGCGTGTTGGTCGTGTTCTTCGAGCTGTTGAGGATGCCGACGCCGGAGAGAGTAGCTGGCGTGCCGAAGTCGAAGTTTGCGTTGAGTCCGCAATCCGCAGCAGCGAGGGCAGTGCCAACTTCCTGGCACTCGAAGATCACGTTCGGGTCGTCCACGACGAGGGCGTAGTAGTCCACCGTCTTCGTCGCGGGCGCGTGAGTGGCGGTGAGGTCGGTCGGGTTGATGTACGGGCCACCCTTGGCGTTGATGCCAATTGCGACGATCACACCGACGGAGGCCGCACCCGCCGAGGCCAGAACGACTCCCTGGATACCGTAATCATCCGAGGTGCCGCTCAGATCCACCGGGTCGCCGATGTAGAGGGCGGTGCCGTAGCCCGAATCGACGGAGTACATGTTACCTCCGCCAGTCCAGGGCGCACCATTGAGGTACTTGACCGGCGACAGGCCGGACAGCCGATTTGCGTTTGCCATCTAGGTTCTCCTATTTGGAAAGGGGTGACTTCGAGGATGACATCTGGACGGTCTTGAGATAAGCCTGAGCCCAATCGAGCGCGTCGGACTTCTCCGCGCCAACCTGCCCCCGCCGAATCGCATCCTCGATCTGTTTGTTGCGAGCTTGCAAAACTGCCTGATCTTCCTCGAACCATTCCTGTTTGATCTTCAGGAGGACCAGCCGCTCAGGCTGGCCATCTTGACCTTGTCCACTGATAACGGAGACCCGGGAACCCATATCGGAGTTACCCGAGACATTGCTCGATGTGCCGATGCCACGTTGGTTGAGGGCAATTTCCTTCGAGTCGACGAACTCGTAGCCTCCTTGAAGGGCCCGTTCCACGTTCCTTTCGACGAACCAGTAGAGCCGATATCCCGCGATGTCGGGAACCTCCAGCCGCCGCTGGGGCGTGGACATGGGGATGCGCTTCCGAGCGGCAGAACTCGCCGGAGCGACCTTGTTTGCAGGATTAACTGGCTCGGCCATGGTTAGGCTCCTTCACCGAAGTAAGAATTAACGTAGTATTTCCGCCACTCAGCAACCGTCTTGAACGCCCGGTTGGGACCGACGAGGCGGTCGACTTGGCGATCGCAGGCAGCTTTGGCATCCGCGGGAAGTTCATTGTAGGATTTCCCCGTGCCAGACCCCGCGCCATTCCGACCGCCCTCGACTTTCGAGGGGCGCTTCCCGCCGAAGACTTCCTCAACCTGCACGGCAATCTCGTCGAGGAAGTCCTTCCCGCGCAGGTCGGGTCGGCTGGCCCGGAGTTCCTCGCCAATGCCCATCGCAAGGGCGGTCCGGCGCTTGTCCTGGCCGAACCAGGAATTCTCTTCCCGCCACTGGACAAACCATTGCTCCTTGGTGAAGTCCTTCGCGGGAGCCGCGGGGGGTTTCCTCTCCGCCTCTGCCTCCGCTTCCATTTCACCTTCCGCCTCGCGGAGGTCGGCCAGACGATCATTCGCCTCAACCTCCGCAGAGACATCACCATCCTCGCGAGCTTTCTTAATCTGCTCGACGATTTCCTGCTTCGCCGCAGCGACCCGCTGCTTGATGTTCTCCGCGTGGAATTTCTTCAATTCCGCGACGGATTCCACGCTGTCCTTGACTTGACTCTGAAGTTCCGCATTCTGCTGGCGAAGGCTCTGGATGTCCTGCATCAGGCGCTCGTTGTTCTTCTTAAGAATCGGCATGACGGACTTTCCCCGCTCGAGGAAGGTCTTCGCGTCGATCCATTTCTCGGGATCGCCCTTGAATTCCTCCCGAGGGATATGCCCCATTGCCCTGGCCTCCCGCTCAACGGCAGCGTCATCACCACCAGTGTCATTCTCGCTCATGATGCTTTCTCCTCAACAATAGCTGCAAAAATGTCTCGATCATTTACCAACCTGTAGGTCTTCCCATCCGCCGGCCCGACGGTCATGTAGCCAGCCATCTTGGTGACCATTACCTTGTCGCCAGGTTGGGCACGGGGCTGCTTTTCCTCACTCCAAGCCTCCGGCCCAACCTCCACCACAATGGCTCGTTGCTCGACCATCAACGTCCGATCTTTCACCAAGTCGGGAATAACAATCACGCCTTCATTCCTCTCCGGTTCATACGGCTCGATCAGCACGGCTACACCAAGTGGCTTCAATCCTGACTTGTTAATCATCGCTTAGCACCGAAACAACTTGCTCGTAATCCATGTTGAGCAGATGGTGAATGATCTCACACTGCCCAATTCTCTTTGCGTTCACAATCGCCGCTTCGTACTGGCTCACATCTGTGAACTCCCCCCGTGACCAGCGGGCCTTAAGCTCCTCCTCCCATTGGGACAGGACTTGGAAGAGCGCCTTGGTCCCCGGGTGCTTTTGCCACTCCAGCCATTCCTCTCTCTCCAGCATCTCGGTCATTCTTCATTGCCTCCATCAAGGTTTCTGCCTGCTTAATCAAATTATCATTGTGAGTCTTAATTGCACCAATCGCCGCCTCGAACGCAGCGATGTCGTGACCTGCCTTGACACCGCCAGCCTGCTCCATCGCGAGAGTGGCTTTGGCGGTGAGTTCGAGAATCTTCGCGTCGTTGATTCGTCTCTCTTCATGCAGCTCGACGATCCGAAGCATGATTTGGGCTTTCTGACGAGACTGGGCAGCCTGGGCGTCGATTTGCTTTCCTTGAAGCTTCATCTGCTCCGCGACAACACGAGGGTGCGGAGCGGGCGGCTTGGCCTCGGTGCCGGGGAAATAGCGATCGGCGCCTTCGATCTTCAGCGCCCGGAGGAAGTTCCTCTCGACCAACTCGACATCATAGCCAGCGGACTCGCGGGCGGCCGCACGAAGCATTTGTGCACGAGCGATGTTCATCTCTTCCGAGGCGACGTTCGGGTCGGCTACGGGAACGACAGAGTTGGGATCGGCGAGGTAATCCTCCCTCAGCGCGATCTGCCCGTTTGGTCCGTAGGTCTTCTTCGTCGGGAGATAGATCGAATTGAGGATGTAGAGCTTCTTGAACTCTCCCTTCATCGACCGCCAGACTCGTTTGAAGATCACGGAGAACACCTTCATCCCCTGGGAAACCATATTGCGGGAGGTCTCGGCGGGGGTGTTCTGCCCAGGGTTCTCTCCGAGGATAACATCGGTCGTGCCGGGGATGCGATTGGCGTAATTGATCAAGAGAGCCAGAAGGTTGAACAATACCGGGCTGGGCTCGCGGACAGGGAGCGGATAGATTGCTTTGTTAAGGTCATCCACCGTTGCGTCGACTCGCTTCCACTCAAGCGGGGCGAAGGTGTAGACACCACCCCGAATCTTCGCCCCGCGGCCGAGGAACCCACCAGCCGTCGCAGACATAGTTCCTGTGTCGATGAGCTGGTTGATGAGGGAATTGACTGACTCGTTAAGCGGCCCGAGGAAGACACCGAATCCCAAATCGTAGATTCCTCCATCAGGGGAAGGGATGAAGGTGTATTTGGTGAAGTATTCCATCGGGCGGATACTGACTATCTCTCCGCGGATGTTGCGGAGGATGTCGCTCTCTCGATCGAAGCGAGTTACGATGCGGAGGACAGCTTTCGAGCTTTCTTCGATTGTAATGATGTACGGCTCGGCGTAGCCGTCACCATCAAGATCGAGAGAGCAATGTTGCTCAAGGCCGACGAAGGGGGTGATCTCATCCGCCTGGGGTTGGTCGACACCGAGGCGCTTGTTAGCGGCGGCTTGCTGCTCGGTGACTTGGGGTGCCGGGGGCTCTTGGTACCAAGCAGCATCACGCAAGTCGCGGAATGTCCCCGACACCATCCTCTCGTGAAGGTCATTCCGGGAGAAGGGAATGATGTGGGTCTTCCTCCCGCAAGCCTCAACCGACTTGGCATAGTAATCCATCACGAGGTCGCGGGAGAGGACAAGCTCGCTGACGTTGTGGCCCAAGGTGGGATCGGAATAGGATTTCTTGAACGCGGAGCCGACGACCGGGAGGTTAATAAGCATCCGGTCGGTCTGCTCTTCCCACGGGGCATCCTCCTCGAGAAGCTGGAAGCTCATATGCGCGGATATGCGGTCGGCACGAGCTTTGGCCTCACCATCCTTATCCTCCCCTACCACCCGGCAGCGGACAACATCCGTTCCACTTATCAACGCGGGGTAAGCAATGGAGTGGAATTGCAGCACTGCCATGGTGATGATGGGGAAGGCGACATTGGAACAATCTGGCCAGGGGAAGGATTTGGTCTTCTGAATCTGGAGGGCAAGATCCATCCCAGCTTCATTCCGCCGTTCCCAGGCAGATCGGGAGGCCTTATCTCGCCGGTATCCATCGTAGACCCAATTCCCTATCGCGGTGAGGTCGTCAGCGGAGAATCGATCGCAGAGATTCGGCGACTCGATCGCAGATTTGTTCAGGCGGATATGGCTGGATAGGGTGAGCATGCTAATAGCCTGTTACCGCGCTGCGACCTAAGTGCTTGACCCGCTTGGCCCCGCGCTCAAATTCTTCCTCTTCCTCAGTAAAGAAATCCTCCTGCTCGGGGATGGAGACGAGTTCGATTCCCTTGGCGAGGAGGGCCGCCGAGTCGAATTGGTCGTCGAGAGTGGCTTGGCCGTAGCCAGTGAACCGGCGAAGCTCGGTCTCGAAGCCAGGATACCATTCGGTTTCCTTGTTAAACCGACATCCCCCAGCGCGCATGCGCTTTTGAAGGGGCCGCCCACGGACGGCCTTATCCTTCACTGGATTGATCACCATGATATTGATGAAGATGCCACGGAGCTGCATCTCGTTGTATATCGTCGCCGAGATACCCCGCCAGATAACCCCACCCTCAACGAAGATGACTTCTGGGCGGTGGGCTAGCTGGATAGAGAACATTTCATCAATAATGGCGAGCTGGTCCCATCTCCCAACCCTCTGGTCGAGGAAGTGGAGGAGATTCCTCGTGTCAATCCCGCCGATGGAGAAGGACGTGCGGTTGGCCGAGTCGGCGATGGAGATAGCGAAGTCGGCCGCGGCGTAGATGGTCTTGGGGATTTGGTAATCCTCATCCTCCATCGGGAGGAAATCCTCCCCACGTAGGTAAACATCGTCGTTGTCAAATGGGTCGTTGAGGTATTCTTGTGAGTACCCCGCGGCATCCTGGTTGTCGATAAATTCCTGGCGGATGTTCTTGAGGCGGTCTGCGGAGAACTTCTCCGGCCAGAGGATGTTGGAGAAATCGTCAAATCCAGCGTGGGCGCGGTAGACGATGAACTTCCAGGTGCTGTTGCGGGTGAGCCGGGAGAGGAGGGAGTCCTCGTGGAGGATAGTCCCATGGACCCTGATGCGACCGCCATCGCGGAGGGCCTGCTTGGCCGCGCGGAAGAACCAGCGGGAGAACTTGCGTCGCCGGTCCTTGCTCTCAACCTGCTCGTCATCTTCCATATCGTCGCAAACGATGAGGCCGGGTCGTTTGCCATTCCACTTGCGCCCGCGGATTTTCTGCTCAGCGCCTCGAGCGATGATGCGGAACTTGTGGCCGTCGGCGCACTCGACTATGATGTCGGTCTTTTGGTCGGTGATGAAACGGGCAATCTTGAACTCTCGAATGAGGTCTTCATTCTCGTGGAGTTCCGCCGAGATGTCCTGGAGATGCTCGATGGCCATTTCCTCGCTCGAGCCGACGATGATGGCGTAGTCATCCTGGCGGAAGAGAACATCCGCGAGGGTGAAATCGTGGGTGAAGCTGGTAGACTTCGCATGGTTGCGTGGGGCGGCGAGGCCGGCTTGGGGGGCGTCGGAGCAATAGAGTGCCCACCCGGCCCGGTGGAAGTCGGGCGTCGGCTGGGGGCTGTCGTACCGGGGGGAGAGGAACGTCCCCGAGAAAGCCTCAATGAGGTCGGCAGTGAGCTTCATTAGGATTGCAAATCCGCCTGTCGGATGATGTCCGTCGGGGATCTCGTTCCATCCCTCACCCAGGAAAGTGCCATCAGCGCGCCGAGAACAAAAGGATCGTCGGCGACTTGGTGGAGCTGGGTAAGCCGCTGCATCTCATCCGTGAGGGAGCAGTATCGTGTCTCCACGATGACTCGATTGCGGGGGAGGGTAGCTGCGCTGATCATGTGAGCGGCCGGACGATGGTGAGGAAAGCGCTCTTCTGCAGGGTCTGCCCGAGGCTCGTGGTGATGGTGCAGAGGAGCTGGTAGATCACGCCGAGAACTCCGCCGGTGATCTTCTGAGTAACAACTGCACCCGAGGCGGAGGCGGCTCCACTGACAATAGACGAGGGAGAGGCGTCGGTGCCAGAGTAAACGGATGCGGCCACCGCCTGAGTGCTAATGGTTTCGCCGACTGCCAAGTCGGACGTGAAGTCGAACATCCGGTTCTCGGTCGAACCGGCGGGCTTCGGGGGGAAGATCTCGCGGGACATGGAGTTAGAATCCCAGCGGTCCGCCGAGGGGCCTCCCCCCAAGGGGGCTGCCGGTGGGGGACTGGCGAACTTGCATGTCGGGACCCAACTCATATCCTTGTGACATGAGCCACTCTTCCCATTCGAGAGGGGTTTCCCCTGTGGCCTGGGTAGACATGTTGTATTCGTCGTAGAGCTTCCTCATGTGAATGGTCATCCCGGGAGACCCGCCGGCTCGGGGGTCAAGACCACCCTGCGATCCCCCCATCCCCGGTGATCCCCCTCCCCGCAGCATATCCATTATTCCCGCGCCGTTCATTTGCCCCTCCCTTTCTTCTTCGTCCGCTTAACTTCCCCCGCGTAGGATTTCCCGTTCTTGAAGCAAACGTGCATATACCGGCCAGCCTTGGGCTTCATCGTCCGGACCCGCCCGCCGGCGGAAACACATTTCTTAAACCCGGCGGGCATGGCGGCGGCCTAGGAAGAGGAAGGAGAGGGAGAGGGAGATGTCGGGAGAGGAATAACCCTGGTCGGAGAAGAAGCAACCCGGGGGGATTTGCGCCGACCAAAGGTCGGGGGTCATCTCCCACCCCTCCGCCGTTTCCACCGCATCGGCTTCCTCGCGATCTTCGTCGGCTCCCGGTAGCGAACCGGCCCGCCAACCCGACGACCTGTGGTGCCGCCGCTGCGGCCAGTGATTCGTCTCTTCATCACCATGTCAGCTCTCCCCCGCCATGCGCTTGTGCTGGCGAATCGGCGAGGCTTCCGTCGGTTCGAACTGCTGCTTCAGCGGGTTGGTCGCCGCGATGTCCCGACAGATGTAATGTCGGTCAACCTTTCGGCGGCTCTGGGGATACGTCGACGATTTCTTTTGCTTGGCCATTGATGACACTCCTCTGTTTGTCCAGCAAGTTGACGAGGCGATTGCCCAGATGCTCGAGGCGATCGTATGTCGGGGCCGGCGGCTGGGGATCAATCTTCGCCCCATAGCCGAGCGCCCGGGTGGTAAGCTCTACCGTGCGGAGAGCCAGGTTATCCGGAATAACCGACGAGGGTGCGTTGAGTTTCTCCTGCAGCACCTCCATCGAGCGGAGGACGAGAGCTTTGAATCGATCCTCAATCGTCGCCTTGATCGTCGGATCAACCAGCTCATCCCGCCTGGCGGCGAGCCGGGATTGAAAGGCATCACTCGCGATAACCTGGCAAACCCAGGCCGGCGTATAGCCAAACGCGGCGGCGAGCTGTCCCTGGCTTATCGCCGGGTTCGCCACGATAAGGTCAATCATCGCGTCGTGGGTGTAGCTGACCTTCCCGATCGCCTGTCTCCCCCCGAGCGAGGGAAGCATCCTCTGCCCCGCAACCTCTCTATCCAATTCCTCTAGTGGATCGCCCATCGCCTGATTACCCCATTACCCGATGCCCCATCATCCCCCGATCCGCGAGGACTGGCAAGAGAGAGGGCCGCCGGACGATCCCTTTTTACATAACCGGGACACATAACGAGGGGGTAATCGGGGATAGAGAATTTGGAAGGTGGGAATGTGGGGGAATGGCTAGTATATGGTGGTGACGAATTTATTTTTTTCCCCCCACCCCCCTTCCCCGGTGGGCCGGTGGGGGGTGCCCGGTCAGGTGGTGGGGTCCGGGTCAGGTGGTGGGGTGGCGGGGTGGCCCGGTCGCCGGGGTGACCTGCAGGGGTAACGCAAATTGCGGCACTCGGTGACAATCTGCGGCACATTATGCAAGGGGCATGCCAACCCGACCTGATGCCCCGGTGGCGCGGTGGCGGGATTGTGGGCCTTTCGGGCCGGCATGGGCCGACGGGCGGGCATGGGGTCAGGGTGGATTGGCACGCGGGTTGCATATACCTAGGCATGGTCCGGCAATCCCGCCGGGCCGGGAAACGAGGGGGCAACAATGCCAATTCAAATGTATGAAATCTGGTCGGCTGACGGGCAAACCCATATTGTGACCATATGGGCCGAGGATCAATCCACGGCCGACAGAATCGCCACGGCACTCGGCGGGGTTGCGCATTATGAGCTGTCGGGCGTGGTGCGGCCGGAATGATTGACATGCTGACATTCGCGCCGGTTATGGCATACTTCGTCGTATGGGCGGTTATCCTGATTGCCCGGTGGATCGGATGGTGAGTTGACAGCGGCATGCCGGCCGTGGTAGGGTCGGTATTCCGGTGGCAATCCTGCCGCCAATAACGGAGGCTCAATCAATGCAGACGAAACCGAAGGCTAATTCAGTCATTACCCATGAGATTGTGGGCGGGGAAATTACGTTTACCGTGCGGGATGCGGGCGCGGTTACCCTGAACGTTGCCAAACTATCCGATCGAGTCCGCGATCGGGCGATGCTGCACGGGATGATTCAACGCATATCCGACGCAGCCGCGCTGTCACGCGATCCCGCGACGGGGATACCGGCGACGCCGGCGGACAAACTGGCATCAATGCGGGCACTCGTGGACCATTACGAAACGGGAACCGAGGAATGGAACCGGCGCCGGGCGGGCGGGGATGGAGGGGTTTTGGTGCGCGCACTCATGGAGCTCTATCCGACGAAAACCCGCGAGCAAATTGGGGAATTTCTCGCGGGGAAATCCGCACGGGAAAAGGACGCGCTCAAACGGTCGGCGAAAGTCGCGCCGATTATCGAACGGATGGAACGGGATGCGGGGCGGGGGCTCGATGGGAATGCGATGTTGGAAGGGCTGGAAGGTTGATAAACCAGGGCCAAGGATTTACGGATAATCCCCGCTGAATTTACAGGTTGACAAACAATCCCCGCTGAAAGGCGGGGATTTTTTTTGACTGGGGAATGGGGAAAACCCGGCAACCACAACAACAACCACACCCCTACACACCCCTTCCCATCCCGACGCCAATTCAAAAACTCAGTCCGGTCGTTTCTGTTCATATATTTTTTTTTCTTTATAATTTAGAGGCTTAACGGAACTGGGAAACGAACGGACCTGGATAGAAATTATTTTCTCGCCGGGATGGGATGGGGGGATGAACACGCCGGGCGGGGATGGGTAAATGATTGATTTAACGGGGGATTTTGTCCGTTTTGTTGTGGTATAATCATCCCATCGGGTCAACAACAGACAGGAGCTCCGGACAATGACGGATAAATACAAGTTGAGGAGAAAGGAATACTACAGGAAGTGGGTGAGGAAGAATCAAGAGAAAGTGAGGGAATATCAAAAGCAGTATCGGTATCATAAAAGTGCATATTCCCTGGGGGATTATGGAAGGATGCTGGAGAAACAACAGGGGCTCTGTGCGATATGCGGGGAGGCGCCGGAGAAATTGGTAGTAGACCATCATCATAAGTCGGGAGTGGTGAGGGAGCTGCTTTGTTATAGCTGTAATTTAGGGCTTGGGAATTTCAGGGATAATGCAGGGATATTGGAGAAGGCGATTGAATACTTGCTGAAACACGAGACGGCAAGGGAAATTCCACAAGAAAGAATCAACGCGATGCTTCAAGAGTTGGAGGGACTATGACAAAGAGCGGCGGAATAAAATTCACGGCAGGACCAAAAAATCCTGGGGCGAAACTGACTTGGGATGTGGTGAGGAAGATGCGGGATGATTATTCGAGGGGAGTGTCGCAGGGGAAACTTGCGGTGAGGTATAGGGTTTCTGTTAACACTGTGGGGAGGATCGTGAGGAATGAAAGCTGGCAAGAAGGAACGAGGCCGCTGACGAGGAAAGTGGGAACGGAAGAGAAGACAAAGGAGGAAATCCTGGAAGGCTTGCTTCGTACGCAAAGGGAAGTGAACTTGGTGAATGAGTCGCGGAACTTCGCTGTGAAGCAGCTATCGCCAGAGGCAGCAGAAAGGGTAAAAGCAGTTGGCGGGGTGATTCCCCCACTTGAAGAGATAATGCGAAGGGAAGCGGAAGAGAGTCAAGCAAGGGATGAGGAACTGGCGAAGAGGCTGGGGGATAATCCACCCCTTGCGGGGGATGGCGGGCTGGAAGAGTTGATGAAGAAATGATAACTCTTCATTGACGGGGGGCATGGGTGGCGGTAGACTCGGCAACGATCCCCGCACAATGGGTGGGGGGAACTGGTAAGGAGGGAATGAAATGAAGAAGCATGAATGGGCTGTACTGGCGGGCTGTGTTGCCGCCGTGGTAGTGGTCTCGGCGACGGATCACCTATTCGCCACGCCGACCGCCAAGGGCGGTGGCATATCCACCCCCGCTTCTGAGCTATGGACACTCAAAGATATTGATGGGGACGGGGAAGAGGAAGCGATCCCGCCGGGATGGGATGCGGCTCACCGCCGGGTCGCCAAGACCCATCTGCATTTCCGCGAGCATGAGTGGGATTGCACGACCGACCTGGAATGCGAGATGGAAGAGTGGAATCTCGAGCGCCGGCTCAAACGAGCCCCCATCGCGATTCGCTGCACGGACGAAGGGGATTGCTTGCCGGTTTCGAAGGACTAACCGACATGGGGGATGGGATACACCGACCGCCCTTGGGCGGTGGCATACCCAGGTCGCATACCCACCCCTTTCCTGCCAACAACTCAACAACTCAACAACTTAACCAAGGAACCAAGCCAACATGCCGCTCCATCCACGGAATTGTGATTGTCCCCTTTGTCGACAGGGAGGGGAGGAAGAGGTGGGGATGGTCCACTTCCTTCGAGTCTGTCTCGATATAGTTCTCTTCACCCTGGCGACCGCCGTGGTCGTCGGGTTTGTCTTTGCACAATTCGCAACGAGATAAGGAGCACACAGATGACGAATGACGATCCGACTGCCGCAGGCAGTGGCATACCCACTCCCCCCTCGACCATCCCTTTGCCATCTTCCCCTCCATTCCAAGATTCCTTCCCCTTTCCGATCCCACCCCTCTCCGCGATTGAGAAGACCTTTCACAAGGTTACCGTGGACCATCTTTGCTTTCGGTGGAAGCTTCTCGACCTGTCTCCCCCGGATACGCCGGAGGGACTCGCCGACTGGCACCGAGTGGAAAACCAGCTCCTCGGCGGGTGGTTCTGGCGGGATGATGAAGCGGCGGTGGAACTCATCTTCCTCTCGGATTTGCTTGTGACGAAGAGAAGCTTGATTACCGGGAAATTCACCCAGGAAGCGGAAGCGCGATCGGTGACTTGGAAGAGGGAATGGCAGGAAGGAGAGAAGGAATGAAGAAAGGGAATTCACGACCGCCGACCTCCGGTCGGGGCCTACGCAACCTCGCCTTCCTCACTCTCCTCTCCCTCTCTGGCTGCGGAGGCGGGGGAAGTGGGGAATCCCCTCCCCAGCCGCCCGCCTGCTCCTCCCAAGGCATCGCCTCCCTCGACCTATCCGGCAACCCCCGCGCCTGCCCGCAAGCCACCATGGGCGCGCTCGAAGCGGTGGGGGAATGACCTCATCCCTTCATTGACCGATCGGGCAACCCGTGTATAATTGCGCCTAATCGGCCGACAATTCGGACCCGATGGGGAAGAGGCAATCGCCCTTAAAGGATGCCAAACAACCAAGGAGCAACCAGCAAATGAACGATCAAGCAACGAGTGAACAGGCAACTGTCAAGCGCGAAGTCGAATCCGTCCGCATGTCGGACGGCAGGACGGTGGAATTCGTGGGGAAGCGGAAGCTTCTCAAGGAATCCATCATCGAGGGGGATAAGGTCTACGTCCGCCTGGATTACCGGAATGGGGAGACCCGAGTCTTCGAAGTCCCGACGATGCTCCTTCTCAAATTCGCTGGCCATGGCGCCGAACAGAAGCTCGGCGACGAGACCGCCGGCGTGCAGGACGTGGAAGACATGGTGCTCTATGTGGACGAGCTGATCGAGCGCCTCTCCCGCGGCGAGTGGTCCACCAAGCGCGAGGGCAGCCCCTTTGCCGGCGCGTCGATCCTCCTCCGGGCGGTGGTGGAATTCTCTGGGAAGTCGGTGGATCAGGTCAAGGAGTTCCTCAAGGCCAAGTCCCCGGCGGAGAAGATGGCCCTTCGCAATTCCTCCAAGATCAAGCCGATCGTCGAGCGGCTGGAGGCGGAGAAGGCGTCGAAGGCAGGGAAAGTCGATACGGATGCCTTGCTGAACGAGTTGGAAGGCTAACGGGCCGGCTGATTAGCCAGTCAAGTCCACGGGGGAATTGAGCCTCCGACCGTGGGCGCGGAGGGCAGAGGGCAATCCTCTGCCCTTTTGTTTTTCCGCCGAAGAGTTGCGAGGCTATCCCCATCCCTTTGTTGACATTACCAAACCGGGGATATATTATGATCGCGTAATATATCCCCGTTCAACCAAGGAGGCTCACCATGTCATCCCCTATCGACCCGCTTGATCTCTTGCTCAAAGACGCCCTCGTCCAGCAGGCCTGCCGGCGGAACCACAACCAAGCTCTCAAGCAATCCTCCCACGCGGAGGAGATGAAGAGCTTCCAATCTACCTACACCAACCCGGCTAACTGGCAACACGAGCGCAACCTCGCTCTCATCCACAAGTCTTCCGCCGGCTTGATGACCCTCCTCGGCACCTTCGCCGAGCACACGCACCTTCGGAAGAAGGGCGTCCGCAAGCTCACCCGAGTCGAGGGGATCGTGGAGATCTTCGGCGAGGAAATCGTCATGGGGGACTGGTGGCTCCGGGCGGAAGTCCGCGAGAGGATATCCCCTTCGGAAGAGGTCGAGGACATCCATCTCACCCTTCCCGAGGTATCCCTCAAGTCTCTCCACGTCTTCGCCCATTCGGTCTCCCTTCGTATCCGCCTCCTCCGCGGAGCGATTTTCCGGGTGGAGCTAATGTCCAACACCCAGTTTATCGACCCGACGAACAACCATCTCTTCTTCTTCCCGCCCGGCTTGGACATCCTCGACGGGATGAGCTTCGAATCAAAGATAGCGATGAGGAAGCAATTGGATCACCTGCATGACCCAGATTGAGCGGTTGCGGCAAAGGATTGCCTTCGTCCATTCTCTCTTGGAAAGAACTCTCCTCGACGAGACGCTCTCAGCGGACTCGTTCCTCAACATCCACTTCGCCCGGATGACTTGTGAAGAACTCTTGGGGAACACGTCCTTCTGCACCTGTCTTGCTCACCCATTCCCCCACAAGCGGGGGAAGGAATGTCCCCTCAACATTGGATCTTCCGATGGCCCGTCATCCTAACATCATCCCCACGGAGGCAATCCGCTTCCACATCCCCCGAGACCTTCGGATGAAGGTTGACCTATTCCTCTTTTCCACCGCGGAGAAGAAGATCCCCTACGCCGCACACCAGCGATTCTATTCCTCCCTCATCCGCTGGTTCTTCGACACGGAGGAGCTTGATCTCTCTCCCTACCTCGGCACCCCCCAGGGAATGGTTACGATCCGCGGCCGGCCAGAAGCAATCCGACAACTTGAAACGAAGCTAAAGGAGTCCCCACAGTGACACCAGAAATCCAGTCCAAGATCTTCCTATTCCGCCAGAAAGCGGCCGAGGGAACCCTCACCCAGGAGGACATGCGGGAGGCAATCCTCCTCCTCCGGGGCTCCCGGCGATCCGCCGCCGCTGCGTCCGAGACCACCCGCCGGACGAAGGCGAGGAAGGCGGTGAAGTCGGCGGATGAGTTGCTTAATGAGTTGGAGGGGTTGTAAATGTCCTACGCAGACTACCTGCATGTAAAAGAGTCAGCAACGTATAACAGCTGGTGTAGCATGAAAGCTCGTTGCTTAAATCCACGCAATAAAGATTATAAAAATTACGGAGGACGAGGCATCACAATATGTAAGGAATGGGTAGATTCATTCGTAGTATTTTTACAGGATATGGGACCGCGTCCTATAAATACTCAACTTGATCGTATGGATAACACTCGTGGTTATTCCAAGGATAACTGCCGGTGGACAACAATAATGAAGAATAGTCAAAACAGACGATCATCTAAGTTGGATCAAGAACAAGTAGTAGAAATTCGTAGATTGCACGCTAGTAAGCAATTTACACAAAAGGAATTAGCCAAGAGGTTTCACATAAGCAAGTCTATGCTTTGCTTAGTGGTAAACGGAAAGGTATGGAGGAATGTGCCACTATGAAGCTTCTCTTCCTTGACATAGATGGAGTTTTGAACCGCGAAGGCGTCCATCCGGAGAAACCTTCCTGGGCCAAGCATTGGCCGTTCAAGTGGGTCGAGGGCCGGCTCGTCCGCCAGCTCACCCCCCTGGTCGAAGCCCACCCGGAAATCCAGATCGTTGTCTCCTCCACTTGGAGGAAGTTCTTCACCCTCGCGGAACTTCGCACGATCTTGGGCGAGCATGAGAAGAAAGTCGGCGACCGCATCTGGACCATCACCCCTGATCATACGGGTGGCCTGTGGACATCCTCCCTTCGGGGGGAGGAAATCCACGCCTTCCTCACCGACCTCCCCCGAGGGCAGGTCAAATCCTGGGCGATCCTTGATGATGTGGACGAACTCCTCCCCGGGCAACATGCCCACTTTATCCAGACAAATCCGCATGTCGGATTAACCGAAAGAAATGTCGACCGAGCAATCACCATCCTCAACATGAAAAAGGAGAAACCCCAATGAAGCAATTCGCAATAGCCATAGCAACCGACGACGAACTCCGCCTCGAGATTATCTCAGCGCCGGACTGGCGGGAGGCAACCCTTGAACACAAGTGGGCTCCCTGGGATGGGTTGGAAGAGTCCGAGGAGGAAAACGAGGAAGATGAGGAAGAGATCATCTTCACCGCCATCCCCCACTCCATCGACGAAGCAAAGGCCGAGGCTCATGACCTCGGCTATCTCTTCGACTGCATCGAGATCCCTTCCCCATGAACTACTTCCCTGATGTTGTCGACTCCACCCTCCTCGCCGGGTGGAAATCCTGCCAGCGGAAGGCCGAGTTGGAATCCTTCCTCCATTGGAAGCCAAGGGAAATCTCCGTCCACCTTCACGCGGGCGCAGCGTTCGCCCGAGGGATCGAGGTCGCCAGGGAGGAATTCTTCGTCAAGGGCCGATCACCGGAGGAAGCTGGCGAGGCGGGCATCGGCGCCCTCCTCACTGCCTACGGCACCTTCGAGTGCCCGGAGGATTCCCCCAAGTCCGCTACCCGGATGGCGGGTGCGCTTGAGTTCTATCTCTCCCAATACCCCCTCGGGGAGGACGACTGCATCCCCATCACCCTCCCCGGAGGCAAGCGTGGAATTGAATTCTCTTTTGTCCATCCTCTCCCTATCAATCACCCGACGACAGGGAATCCACTGCTCTACTGTGGTCGAATGGACGCGCTTTGCACGTTTGCTGGCGGAACCTTCATCGTGGATGAAAAGACCACCAGCCAGCTCGGCGCCTCCTGGTCGCGGCAGTGGGACCTTCGAAGTCAGTTTACGGGGTATGCCTGGGGTTGTCGCGAGGCCGGCATCCACGTTGACGGCGCTCTCATCCGGGGAATCTCCATCCTCAAGACCAAGTACGACACCCAGCAAGCGATCACCTACCGCCCGGAGTGGCAGATCGCCCGGTGGTTCGAGGAGACCCTTGAGACGATCGAGGAAATGATCGTGGCTTGGAAGCGGGGTAGATTCCGCCATGACCTCGACCATGCTTGCGCGGAGTTCGGAGGTTGCCGTTACAGGCAAATATGTTTATCTCAAAACCCAGAACCATGGTTAGCGCAGTATTTTGAACAAAGACGCTGGGACCCTGTCACGCGAACGGAGACGAAGCTATGATAACTGATTCTATATTGCAAAGATTCTGGAACTTGGTAATAGTAGACCAGGAAGATTTTTGTTGGAGATTTAAAGGATATAAGGATAAATTTGGGTATGGGCAGTTTTGGTATAACGGCCATTATCATAAGCCACATCGTTTTATATACGAAGCTCTAAATGGCCCACTATCTGGAAATTTACAAGTAATGCACACTTGTAACGTACCAGATTGTTGTAACCCGAAACACCTGAAGGCCGTATCTCCGGAAGAAAACAGCCAATATAAATGGAAGTCCAATAGATTAAAGGCTGGTCCAACTGGATGTGTTGGTGTTGTATATGACGAGAAACGAAAAAAATTTCGGGTGAAAATATCAGAAAACGCAAAGAAGAGAACAATATATTGGGGAAATGATTTCTTTGAAGCTTGCTGCGCCAGAAAAAGTTGGGAAAGCTCACAATGCTGGAAATAGAAAAATTTTTTCCTGTTTACGAAAGAGAATGTGAAATATGCGGGAATTCCCCTTGCGTTTCAGGAATAGCAGTAAGAGGCAAACGCCGGAAGCAAATTATATACCATTCTAATTTGTGCGGTCCTTGTTGCTTCGGCACTCCCGAATCGAGCGACCCGGATACTTGGAACAACGAAGATGAAGATTAACCAAACCATCCATCTCTTCGGCCACCCGGATTCTCCTTGGGTAATCCAGAGGAATCATTCCTGGTCATCCGAGGGCAGCCTTCCCGACCACGTCGCCCAGTCCCTCATCCTCATCTGCCCGCATTGTCTCAAGACCTGGGCGATCCTCGAGATCGAGGGAGATCCCTTATTTGACGCCCGGATGGTCCCGTGCCATAATCACCCGCCGGTCGAGCCCTTCGCACCAGTGCCGGGGAGCATCCTCACCGAGGAGGGCATCGGCCGGATCGACATTGAGTTACTTGCAGTCCTCCCGCCCGAATTGCTTGAGCGGGAATTTCACCTTCACTTCAGCCAGGAGCAAGCCAGCCATGCAACCAAGTCAGCCATCCCCCCTTCCCGCAGCAACAGCAAGTTCACTCAACTCTGTTCTCCCAGGAGTTAACGTCCTCCTCGAAGGTCCCACGGGGACCGGGAAAACCCATTCCCTCGGGACGATCGCGGACGCAGGGGTAGAGCTGTTCTGCCTCTTCACCGAATCGGGACTTGAGACTCTTCTCGGCTATTGGACCGACAGGGGGCTTCCCATCCCTCCCAACGTCCACTGGCATGTCCTCGAGCGCCCGCAGGGAAGCTTCCTCACCCTTGCGGAATCCGCCGACCGGGTGAACCAGCTTACCCTCGAATCCCTCGCCAAGATGGTCGACCCGAACCGGGGCAAGCACAATCAATTCACCACCATGCTCCGCGCGCTGGCGAATTTCAAGGACCAGCGCGATGGGAAGGAATACGGCGCGGTGGATAGTTGGGGGCCGGATCGTTGCCTCGCCTTGGATTCCCTCACCGGGATCAACCCAATCGCGCTTTCCCTCGTCGTCGGCGGGAAGCCCGTCAAGTCGCAAAGCGATTGGGGCATCGCCCAGGATCAAATCGAGAAGGTCATCCGCCAGCTCTGCGACGGGTGTCGCTGTCACTTCGTCCTCACCGCCCACGTTGAGCGGGAGACCGACCAAGTCTTCGGCGGGGTAAAGATCACCGTGTCCACCCTCGGGAGGGCCCTCGCGCCTAAGATCCCCCCGATGTTTTCCGACGTGATCCTCTCCTATCGGGAGGGAACCAAATTCCTCTGGTCCACCGCGAACGCGCAGGCTGATCTCAAGGCCCGCAACCTTCCCATTGCGGATGGAATCCAGCCGACGTTTGAACAAATCTTCAACAAGTGGAAATCCCGAGGGGGGAAGGTATGAAGCAATATATCTGTGATAAATGCGGGGATACTTCCGAGACAAGAGACTCGTACCTCTCACCAACAGGATGGTCGCAAGTACGGTGTGAAGGGTACATTTCCTTCAAGGTGGGATCAATCAAATTCTCTGTTGATCTTTGCGAGAAATGCGTCCAGTCAATAGCACAAAAACAAGAGGAAAGTGATGTGGAGGCGGCCCTCAAAGATTTGATTCTCAAATCAATCCCCTTGGTGTCGCCATGAAGACCTCCCGCTACGCCGTCTCCGTCCAGTGGGGCAACTGGCTCCACTATTTCATCCGGTCGGACTTTAACTCTCGCCGAGCGGCCGAGTCATTCGGAAAGTCCTACATCCGCCGGTTATCCCGGCACCTCGCTGCGAGGGGAACCAAGCCGAAGGTATTCGTCTGGGTTCGGGCGAATAGTTTCTCCGCCGTGAAATCAAAGTAAAGGCCCGAGGGGAGCCTCAATCCCCTTAACAAGTCAACCATTCAACCAAGGAGTTATCAAATGTCATCATTCGATCCGGAAGCCTTTCTCGACATCACTCTCACCGAACCGACGGTCAAGCGCCCTCCCATTCCCGTAGGAGATTACCACGGAATCCTCGGGGAAATCAAGTCCCGTGCGTGGCAGGGGAAGAAGGACCCCTCGAAGTCCGGCATCGCCTGGGATGTGCCGATCGAGATTGAGCTTCCCCCTTCCGTCGCCACGATGGTCGGGCAGCCGACGATCAAGGTCACCGACAGCATCATGCTGGATATCACCGATTCGGGAAGCCTCGACAATTCTCCGGGGAAGAACCGGCGGCTCCGCCTCTACCGGGAGGCCCTCGACATGAACAAGCCGGGGGATAGCTTCTCCGCTCGGGCGATGTCGGGCCGTCCGGTGTTGGTGAAGATCAAGCACGAAGAGTATGAGGGCGACCTGTACGAAAGGGTCGATGCGGTAGCTCGGGCGTAAGTGTAGTCCCGTAAGGGTGTGAGGAGGGACTGGCTGCGATAATCCGGCGAAAGCCGAAGTACCGTACTTACACGGCCAGCCAGTCCCGAATCGCACATCAACCAAGTCAGGAGTCTCCCCGATGAAACAATGGTCCCCTCAGCAATCCAAAGCCCTCACCGAGGTAGGCGAGTGGCTCCAAGGCCCGCTTGATCAAAAGGTATTCTACCTCGCCGGGTTCGCCGGGACGGGGAAGACCACCCTCGCCCGACACCTCGCCCAGGATTATTGGACCCTCTTCGCCGCTTACACCGGCAAGGCCGCGCTCGTCCTCCGCAAGTCCGGCGTCCCCGAGGCCAGTACGATTCACTCCATCCTCTACGATTACATCCCGCCCAATCGAGCGAAGATTAAAGAACTCGAGGCCAAGCTCGCCCTGTCTCCTTCCGCGGAATTGAAGAAGGAACTCACCAAGCTCCGCCAACCACAATTCGTCCTCAAGGAAGATTCCCCCATCGCCGATGCTGAGTTGCTCGTCCTCGACGAGTGCTCTATGATTGATGAATCCATAGCGAAGGATATTCTGTCCTTCAAGGTCCCCATCCTCGTACTCGGTGACCCGATGCAGCTCCCCCCGGTGAAGGGGACTGGATACTTCACTTCGAAAAAGCCCAATGTCACCTTGACAGAAATCCACCGCCAAGCTCTCGACAACCCGATCATAGGGCTATCCAAGCGGGTCCGCGAGGGCGGCGACATCCCTATGGGATTCTCCGACAAGGCCAAGAGAATTCCCCGGAGCGAATTCACTCCCGAGATGGCGCGGGATGCCTCGCAAATCCTCACCGGGAAGAACGAGACGAGGCGGCTGTGGAACGACAAGATGCGTAGGGCTTATGGGAGGAAAGAAACCTACCCGGAGGTTGGGGACAAGCTCATCT